AGACTCTTACATGTGATCCCGGTACTTGGAATGAACAGTCAGGGTTTACGTATCAGTGGTTACAAGGTGGCAGTGATATTAGTGGAGCTACTAGCTCTACATACGTAGTAGACTACACTCTCAATGGTGCAGACTTCAGTTGTGAAGTAACCAAGGGGGCTGTGACAGTTACGAGTAGTAACTCACTACATCATTGGATACCTAGTGACATCACTACTGCACTATGGGTTGATCCAGCTAACACAGCTACTCTCACCCTATCAGGTACTGATGTAACAGTAATCAATGATGCAGATGGTACTAATCATCTAACAGGTACAGTAGGTAAGGAAGGTCTCTATGAAGCATCCAGTACTCTACACTCAGAGTTACCGGGTATAGTACTAGCTAATACTGATGAACTAGGTGATACAGGATCAGTAGCTACAGATGGTGTAATCATGTGTGCAGCATATAAGAATGGTACAGAGTCTACCTTTGATGAGAACGTGAACCTTCTGTTAGGAGCCTCTAATAGTAATGACAAGATACAAGCAAATGATGATGAGAACTTCTGGACTGATGGTTCAATCACTATGACAGGAGATACATACATCAATGCTGCTAGTACTTCTACTCAGGTCGCATTACCTTGGCCTAAGCGTATAGATAGATTTGCATTCACAAGTGTTGGAGCTACTACATGGAAGATCCTATACACACAAATATCTGGTGTTAGGGGAATGGATGGCACAATCTATGAGTATATCTTACCTACAGCAGGTACCATACAAACTGACCTAGATAAGATAGTAGGATACATGGCATGGAAGAACAATGTCACACTAGTAGAAGGACTCTATGTAAGCGTACCACCTAACGCCTAATAAGGAAATGATCTATGACTAAAGCAGAAAGAAGGAAGATATTAGAAGAAGACCTTTGGATGTTTGCAAAGTTCTGTCTTCCTCATTTCTCTTTTGGAGATATACACAAGGAAGTCTTTGAGCTGATAGGGAGCAAGGATAGGATACAGGATCACCCTAATGTCCTAGCCTTGATCCCTCGTGATCATCTCAAGAGCGTAATGGTAGCAGTATATAGTTGTTGGAGAGTAGCACGTAATCCAGCATACACTATCTTGTACATCTCAGCTAACGAGGATCTTGGTAAGCTACAGATGTCATTCATACAGAACATCTTTCAGTCCAAAGAGTTCAGAGCACTCTGGCCTGATCACTTCGTCCCTGAGATGGGAAGGAGAAACAAATGGACAGGGTTAGCCCTGAACACCGATCACCCACTGCGGGTGCAGAGGAACATCCGAGATGAGACGATAGCGGTTAAGACCGTCAAAGCTGATAAGACTGGACGGCACCCTGATGAGATTATCTATGATGACTTGGTAGTCCCTAACAACGCATATACTGAACTAGGTAGAGGTGAGGTTAGGAAGGGAGCCTCCGAAGCTGTGTCCCTAGCCAAGAGTAATGCTCTCATGACCGCAGTGGGTACAGTATACCATCCCAAGGACCAGTATGCTATATGGAAGGATAGTGTTTATATGGACTATACAGACGATGGTGAGTACATAGGAGAGAAGAGACTCTGGTATGTGATCGAACATAAGGTAGAGGATCATGGTGATGGTACAGGTAACTACCTCTGGCCTAGAGTATGGAATCCTGGACTAAAGGAATGGTTTGGTTGGGACATACGATCTATCAGTAAGAAGAAAGCAGAGTATATATCTAATGGAGAGAGTGCTCAGTTCTATGCACAGTACTACATGGAAGCAAACGATCCTAGCAGTCATCGTCTACGTTATGATAGTTTTAACTACTACAATCCAAAGTACCTTGTTCCAAAAGAGGGAGGATGGGAATACAGTGGTAAGAAGCTCACCCTTGGATGCTTCATGGATGCCGCTACTACCGATGCAGCTTCTAGGAATGCGAAGAAGAATGATTACACTGCCCTTGCGGTTGTTGGTATCGACACCGAAGGGTTTTACTATGTACTCCAACTTGAACAGTTTCAAACCGACAAGCGTACAGTATACTATGATAAAGTAATCCAACTATGGAAGAGATGGGGCTTTAAGAGAATAGATATAGAGTTAGAGAACGCTGGTAGGGTTATAGCTGAAGGTATGAAGGAGCAGTGTAGAAGAGATGGTTACTCTCTCATAGTAGAGGGTAAGCCAGCTCCTCGTGGTGTCAGTAAGAATGAACGTCATGCTTCTATTACTATCCCTCGCTATGAGCAGGGTATAGTCTATCATGATAAAGGTGGTTGGACTACAGAGCTAGAGAATCAGTTAGTACAGGAACGACCTGCAAGCGACGATCTACTTGATGTAGTAACAATGGCTATAGATAAACTAAAGCAACCATACAGGAGCCACTGGGCTGTTGGTAATGATGCAAGTAATGTAATTGCGGCTAACACCCGCTTTGGCGGGAGACGTTAATGAGTGAAGGCACAGGTGACGTACTAGATGCTGTCTCCCTAGAGGTTAGGGATAAGGGTGACTGGTTAGCTAACTATGTTTGTAAGCAATGGGTAGACTTCTACCGTAGTGCAGAGAGACAGAAGTGGAGAGAGGAAGTACAGGAAGTAATCAACTTTAGGTACGCTACTGATACACGTACTACTAGCAACAGTGCTAATCCACTAAGCCATAGTACTCACCTACCTAAGATTACTCAGATAGCTGATACACTAGAGGCACACTACTTCGATGCTCTCTTCCCTCACTCTAGTTGGTTACAGTTCACCCCCGGTGATCAGACAGCTAACCATGAGAAGACACGTAGACTAATAGAGACCTATATACACTCACGTCATTCCTTAGCAGGGTATGAGAAAGAGATGGCTCTCCTCCTACGTGACTGGGTAGATGAGTCTAACTGTTTCCTTGAGGTACTATGGAAGTCAGAGACAGCTCAAGAGGATAATGGTATACTACGTAAGTCCTACATAGGGCCTAACGTACGTAGATTAGACCCACGTAAGGTAGCATTCAATACTAAGGCTAGCTCCTTCCACGACAGTTGGAAAGTAGTACAGTCAGTCAAGACCAGAGGTGATATAGTAAAGGATATCACTGATGAGACACTAAGTGAAGAGTATAGGGAAGTCTTAATTAAGGCAGAAGAGTTCAGACACAACGCTTCTAACTATAATACTACACTAGGTGAAGACTGGATGAATGAAGAGTTCTCTGGCTTTGGCACTAATGGTACATACTTTGGTACTGGTGACATGGTAGAGTTCCTCACCTTCTACGGTAGTATTTATGATGTAGAAAATAAGAAGTTAATGCTCAACCGTAAGATAGTAATCATTGATCGTACATGGGTACTGATGGATGAACCTATTGAGACATGGGATGGTAAGCCACATATATACCATAGTACATGGAGAGAGAGACCTAATACTCTCCTTGGTATGGGACCACTACAGAACCTCACTGGTATGCAGTATATGATTAACCACCTACAGAATACAAAGGCTGATGCCTTTGATAAGATGGTTAGTCCAGATAGATTGTTTAATAACTTAGAGGATGAGAAGAAGAATGCAGATGGATCTACATACTACTATGCTCATGATGGGGGGACTGTTAATAACATTGCTCCTGATACAACTATCCTCCAAGCAGACTTCCAGATTGGTACCCTTGAGAGACAGATGGAAGAGTACGCTGGTGTACCCCCTGAAGCCTTTGGGTTCAAGACTCCCGGAGAGCAGACTAAGTTCGAGGTCAGTGAACGCATCAATGGTGCAGCTCGTATATTCCAAAACAGAATAAAGAAGTTTGAGAGGGAAGTAGTAGAGCCATCAGTTAACGCTGAACTAGAGCTAGCTAAGACCCACTTGGATAATAACCTAGCGATACTTACCTCAAGACAAGAGGGAGATATCTTTGAGGATATTACTCCAGACCTTATACAGAACAAAGGTTCCCTTATAGCTAAGGGAGCACAACACTATGCTCAACAAGCCCGGATGGTGCAAGAGCTCAGTAACTTCATGAATGTAACTAGTGCTGATCCAGAGGTAAGGGTTCACTTCCCACCTAAGAAGATAGCACAAGCCTTTAACTCATTACTCGGTGGCTTCGGACAGAAGGACGGAATATATGAGGAGTTTGGTAGGATAGTAGAACAGGTTGAGGCGGCCCAGTACCAACAAGCCGGTGCTGCAATGGTAGACAATGCCAGTATAGCTCAACAACAACTCGAAGACCCCGAGGGCGTAGGCCCACCACAACCATTAGGATAATACTATGTCAGGATTTGAACAAGCGGTAGCAGAGACCCCTGCTGCTTCATTTAACCCAGCAGAGACCCCTGCTGTACAGCCTCAAGTAACTCAAGTAGAGGACGGTTCCATTGTAGTCAATGGTAAGGTCTATAAACCAGAGGCTGCTGCTAAGAAGATTGAACATGCAGACACGCATATCCAAACCCTAGAGCAGGAAAATGCAAAGAACGTATCAGCTAACCTAGCGTTACTTGATCGTATTGAAGCATTAGAGAAAGGCCGTAATCAAGCCGATGCATTAGATAAGCTAGTAACAGAAGCAGCGCAAGCAGCTCCCGTTGCCCCACCAATTGAACCATCTCCTACACAGGAGATTAGTAGAGAGGATCTTGTTAACGCAGCAGCAGAGACAGCGGTAGGAGTACTTAAAGCAGAACAGGTAGCCAATCAACAAGAGGCTAACCTCAATGCTTGTATCGCTCTAGCTCAAACAGCGCATGGTGATGCTTGGGGAACCAAGATAGATGCACTGGGAGAGAAGCATCGTATGCCATTAGAAGAGATTATGGACATGGCGAGGAACCAGCCTACAGTATTCAAGGCCCTCTACATACCAACAGGATCTCCTAGTGGCTCTCCAGATACAGGTAATACTGTCAATGGTGACGCAGGTCAGGGAGCAGCTTATGCCCCAGTGAAGCAGAAGTCCTACATGCGTATGAGCAACAAAGAGCGAATAGCTAATATGGACCGGCGATATGCCGCCCTATCTAATGAAACCTAAACTAGGAAATATATAATATGGCTGGAAATACCACAGCAAACACACAAGCACTACACCGTCAAGAGGTGTACTCTAGTGTGATTCTCGATGAACTAACTGAGGGCTTCTTGCCTGAAGGGTTGGCCCGCGATGTCTCTGACTTCCCGGATGGTGCTAAGTTACTAATCCCCACCTTTGGTGAGATTGTAATTAAGGACGTTATGGAAGATCAGGAAACTCCCGTTGACTCTATTGATACTGGTCGTATCGAACTAGAGATCAGTGAGCACAAGGGTTCTGGCTTCTCTATCACTGATGAGAACCGTGAAGACGGCTACTACATCCAACAGCTCGATAGTGCAGTACCCGGTAAGATGCTACATGGTCTGAAGGAAGTATATGAGACAGATCTTCTGATGACTGGTGAAGTAGGTCAGACACAGGGAGATCCTAATGCCATCAATGGCTTTGCCCATCGCTGGGTAGCCTCTGGTACTGGTGGTACTCTAGGTATTTCTGACTTTGCTTATGCTAAGACAGCATTCCTTAAAGCTAAGGCACCTGACCTAGGTATCATAGCTATCGTAGACCCTATCTCAGAGATGTCATTGAATCGATTGATTAGCTTGGCTAACGTATCTAACAACCCTCACTTTGAAGGTATTGTAGAGACAGGTTTTGCTAAAGGTATGAAGTTTATTCGTAACTTCTTCGGTGTAGATGTATACATGAGCAATCGTCTGCCACGTATTGCCTCTGAATCCGTCAATACTACTCTCAATAGTGGTGTTGCAGCTCCTTTAGGTGACACAGGTGTACAGACTGGTTCTGTTACAGCTACTGATGCTTATGCTATGCAGTTCATGGTTGTATCTGATGATATGACCACTCCATACATGAGTGCATGGAGACGTACACCTACCGTGACCCATTATCGTGATGAACCTAAGCGACGTGATATCTATTACCTCACGACTCGTTATGGTTTTGGTATGCAACGACCACAGACCTTGGCTACTTGTCTTGTTTCTGCTACAAAATACTAAGAGGTATAACATATGTCAACTAGAGATGCACAAAACGTCGTAGTAACTGGAGGCGTAGTTGGTAATCTGGCTACTACCTCTTATGGTCCTCGTAAGACCAACAAGACCACTGCTAGCCAACGGCCTATGTCGTGGGTAAAGCGTATGGTAGTAGTTCAGATGGATGGAGATCAGTCTCCTACTCTGACTGCTGACTTCGCTAACGGTAATATTGGTACCATCCCAAAGGGTTCCCTCATTACCAATATCCATGCCTATGGTCATGCTGATAGTACTGGGGCTAGCTCCATTGCTGTTATCTTTGTAGATGCACTGGCTAATACAGCCAGTACTATTACACTGACTCCGGGTGCTGGTCTGTGGGATACAGATGCTACACCAGTAACAAGTACACTGGCTGAAACTCAAGTAACAGGTACTATCACTGCTGGTGATCGTGCTACTGTTATCGTAGAGTACATCACTGCTGAAGAAGGCGATGGTGGGGTACTGTCTAAGACAGGTCCTGTTTCTAGCGAAGTAGCGTAGTAATATGGGGACCTTCGGGTCCCCTTCTTTGGAGAGGCCATGAGTAAGAAGACATTACTAGAGATAGTACAAAGTACCCTAGGTAGCATGGACTCTGATGCTGTAGATTCTATTAGTGACACTATCGAGAGTGAGCAGGTTGCCCTTACTGCACAGGAGCAGTTCTATGAGTTAGCTACCTACCAACGAGTACCACAGTTTGAAGTACTAACCCAATTAGTAGGGCTTAGTGATAACCTACAAGCAACAGTGATGTCTATCCCTGTCAATGCTACAGACATTAGTGAAGTAAAGTATAAGCACACTGATTCAAGTGGTAGTACTTTCTTCAAGAGTATACCCTTCGTAGAGAAGGCAGTGTTCCTTAACACACAGTTACAGTTAAAGGTAGGTGATGCCTCCATAGCTGAGAATGTACTGGCTGGTAATGTACGTGTACCCTACCGTACAGATAGAGGACCTACTTGCTATACCACCTTCGATGATGAGACACTTATGTTTGACTCTATCGACACAGTAACACAGGGAGATACCACCCTACATAATGATAGCTCTCTTGTGATAGCGTATATCATACCAGAGTTTACACTAGACGATGCGTTCATCCCTGATGTACCTGTCAAGCTATTCCCGCAGTATATGAACATGATCAAAGAGGTCAACAGTTATGAGCAACGTCAAATCAGTAACGAAGTCCGTACCAAGAGGAGCGAAAGGCAAGGTCACAGGAACAGACACTTTGCTTCAATCACAGACGGTTCGGACAAGGGATACAATGGTTCAACCGGTAAAGGAAGACAGCTTGGCAACGGTAGGAACTACGGGTCTGGATATAACAGAACAAGTAAGGGCGGGCCTCTCTTCAACTGAGGGTCTGGTAATAGAACCAGTAGCAGGTGGACTATACAAAGTACGTAGTCTAGGTGGTGGTGTAGCTCCCTCCCCTATGGGACCTACTGCTAGGTTCACAGAGCTAGGTGCTTTACAGAAGATGGTCTACGCATATAACATAAAGGTAAGGTAATGGCAACTACTCCGTACACCAAGGTATCCTCTGCCAGTATAGCTGGTCTAGTAACTGACGGCAATGCTTTGATGAACACGGAGCAGAGCAACCTTGATGAAAGTAACTATGAACTACTACGTGATGGAACACGTAGACGTAGGCGTCCTATAGTACAAGAGGAGGATGGTAGTTCTATAGGATCTATCAATACTACACAACGTTCTAGCTATATCTGGAAGACTCCTTCTTTCAGAGATAATATGTCTATTCTCTGTGAAGAGATCAATGAAGAGATCAGGTTCTATATAATAGATCATAATACTCCTAGCTATCTCAGAACTAATGAGATAGATGAGGACAGGCTGGCACTAGACCTATTCGGTGATGGGGGTCATACTTCTATTGATGCAAATATCTCCACTCCTTTTGTAGACTCACCCTGTACCTATACAGAAGGTAATGGTGCGCTCTACATCTTTAACTCTAGAACAGGTACTATTAAGGTAGAGCTACTTAATACTAACAGACTTCGTATGACACCTATAGGGGTGTGGGTACGTGACTACAATGGTTCAGATCAAACAGAAGAGATAGACTATAGACGTAATAGTGAGGTTACAGATGCTGTTTATGCTACAGGTATACCATATAGAGATGTAAATGAGAAGATACGAATCTCTGCTAGTCTTAGTTTGGAGGTAGCTTACAATTTAAGCAATACAGGGTGGGATGCTAAAGCAGTATCACAGTTTAAGGAACAGTCAGGTAAAGATTATGTAGTAAGAGACCCTTCTTCAGCGTATTCTTCTACCCTAGCCACTATTACTGAAGTTGATCTAGGTCTAGCTGGTGTACGTAGTGTTATTAACAACCCCTCTGTATGGCCTGCTGTCACTGACAGGTACCTTGCAGGTAGGCAGGTAGATGAGAGGGGTACTAACCAATTCTCCTTTCCTCAGTTAGTACAAGCTAAAGAGAACAAGAGTATGCCTCCTATGGGTGCTCGTATAGGTACTACTGACTTTGGCCCTGCTGGTACATTGGTAGGGGAGCCTGCTAATAAGACTACTTCTTCTGTACATACCAATGTTACCACTACCTTTAATACTATAGAGGTAACGTTTGATAAGAGACAGAGCTATGTAGCTACAGCGACAGATATCCTTACTAAGGCTTTTGTACACTCCCTATCCTTTACTGTAGAAAAGGGTGGTAAGACTTATCAAGGTGGCTTCTCTGGTATACAGGATGCAGAGATAACAGATACTGATGGGTATGTACTAAAGTTTGACTATGAGAATCTAAGTCTAGTATCTTATACTAACTTTACACTAGTAGAGGTGTACATGCATCCATCTCCTGAGTACTTCCCTCATTCATTACACTCATTCGCTTCTGCTTTTGATTATAGAACTACTGCACGTAAGCCACTAACAGGAGCTTTCTTTGCAGGCCGTCTATGGCAGACATCAGATACTCATAATAGGTTATACTACTCTCAGATAGTAGACACTAGTACAGGTGGTTCACAGAATACTAAGCTAAACAAGGAGAGTTTATGCTTTGCTGCTGCCGATCCTACAGATGGTGATGACAATGCAGTAGTACCTTCTGATGGAGGTTACATCAATGCTGCTGACAGTGGTACACATTATGGCCTAGTAGTACTAGGCGATTCATTACTCCTCATGACAGACAGGGGTGTATGGGCAATAAGACCCGGTAGTAATGGAGTCTTCACTGCTGCTAACTTCAAGTTTGTTAAGGTAGCAGGTGCACAGGTACTAGGTACTCAGGCTTTCACTAGTACAGGGGATGAGGTACACGTAGCTACAGATGAGGGGATAATCTCTCTTGTATTAGAGAGCACCTCCTTTGGTAATACCACTGTCAAGGTAACAAGGTTACTAGATAAGAAACTAATGCAAGGGTATGAAGGTATTATACAGAAGTGGCCTAGTCCTGTATGTGAGTATGACTCAGAATCTAGGGTAGTAAGGTGGTTATTCAGAGCCAAGACAGACAATGACTATGTAGATGGAGAGGGGCAACCTATTCTTACCCTCTCTATGTATCATAACGCATGGTATAAGTATACCTTAGGTTCAGATAGTAGAGTCTTTGACTTACTTACTGTACCTTATACTGCTGAGACTACTACCTACAATAAGTTTAGATATCTGATAGGTGCTCCTAACTTCCCTACCTTCTTCAATACAGGGTGGGGGGTAGAGGTAGATCCAGAGGTAGACCTTACCTTCTCTTATAATCCGGGTAGGACAGGTTACTGGGTAGATAATGGTATAGATGAAGATGAGCTGTTTGCAGACTATCGTCCTCTTACATCAGACACTACCCCTCGTGATCCTATCCCTGCATACATGCTAACTAACCATATGATACCGGGAGAAGGGATAAGGTGGGCACAGATCAACTACATTGTAGTTCATAACCGTAATGTAACAGCATCATGGATAGGTCTCAATGGTGGTATGTCTAAACCTAGTGTAGATGGAGGTACCCTCCTCTCTGTACGATGGGATTGGATGGATCAGAACAGTACAGGTAAGCTATCTACTCCATACCAGACATATAAGTACCGCAGGTCCTACCTACCTACTGGTAGCACTGAACCTAACACCTATGGTGAGCCAGTACTAGTGCATAAGATGAAGTTAAGAGGTAGAGGCAGAGAGTTTAGACTCTACTTTGAATCTGATGGACACAAGGA